TCTCCATACCCACCAGCGGGAAGCGGGTGAAGATGTCAATCAGGATAGGTATCAAGTAGTGCGTTGAATAGAACAGACGCAGCCACTTATGAAGCTTGTGGCGATGGCCTTCGTCGGCCATATTCCACGGCAGGCCCGAGAGATCCCAGTACTCCATGGGATCGTAGAAGCGCGGCATCGCGGCCCACGTATCGGAGGCCCCCGTCTTATTCATCCGGCTGGTCCGCATGCGGCGAGCTAGAGCGTTGTTACCATCCATCTGCCGCAGGGTCGCGGCATTAGGATCTCCCGGCTTAATGGTGGAGGCGATGGTGGCCCGTAGATCCCCTGGATTACGAGCCATCTGGTGCATCGCCTGCGCGTCCTGCCTGGCCCGCAATGGGTGCTTAGGCAGAACTACACCGCGTTTCGCAAGATTTGCTACTTGCTGATCGAGCTTACTTGTATCCACAAGACTTAATATACAGCAGAGGCAAGTTTACTTGCCACAAACACAATCGCCGTTACACGGACAAGGCATCTTCACCCTCCTCATCTGCCTCTAGCGCTTCACGAATTGGATTCTTCTCAGCGTCTTGTGCTGCGTAGCGATTTACCGGATCCAGCCCAGCCGCCATGTCATACGTGTCATCCATCGTAGGCGTTGCTTTATTCATGCCCTCGCTTGCATCGAAGGGAGCACCGCAAGCCTGGCATACGCCTGCGCTCTTGTCCCCAGGGTCACCACAAACCGGACATGGGACGTTTGCTGGCTGATTAAGCTCATCATGATGGATGTCGTAATCCTGACGAATCTGCTGTCTTAGACGACGATCATCTTGGGGAGAGGTGATATCAGCCTGACGAGATGTTACAGGCTTTGCCTGATTACCCTTCCCGAAGGAACCGCCCTGGCCGTTGAACGGAGCAATGGACTTATCAATGTCCTGGTGCTTGAGGACGGCGCTCTCATCGCGAGGGTTCCATGACTCATCCGTGTACGAAGCCGGTTGTGCGATATCTTGATGCTCGGTCGGATGCGGAGATCCGCTCATCTCCGTATCAACCAACTTGACGTTCTGAGGAGTCCACTTTCGCTTATCCATCTTAGGAAGCGCGGTGTCAGATCCCTGGGTTACATCTACGGTCTCTAATGCTTCAGCCGTATGCGAAGCCAGCGCCGGGCCGCCACCCATCGGAGGCTGCTGCACCGGAGGGGGAGCCATCTCGGCCTGCTGCTGTTGGTCGCGACGTTCCTTCATGCGCTTCATGTGATCACGCAAAGGGCCGTCATGTCCTACACGAAGGATGTCTGAAGCAATACCTTCCCAGGTAGGATGAGGGTGAGATACCTCTAAGGCTTCGTAGGCGTCTGGAGCCATCCCCGAAGACGCAGCCTGCTGCTGGAATTGCTCAAAGGGCATCCCGTTGATCATCAGCCCCGGCTTCTTCTGGGCGATCATCGAAAGTGGCGCTAACGATCCGCCATGAACTAAAGGGCTCGGCACAACCGCCGCAACGTGTGCCGCCATTGCCATCTCGGGCTCCCCCGCTGGAACTTCGGAGAAGTCGCCAACCGCCGATGGCTCGTTAGCGAAATCGATGCCCGAGTCGTCTAGATCTTCGATTCTTAGCTCAGTAATATCAGTAAGATCGTCAACCGGGCTGGCAACCTCGGGCTGGACTTCGCGCTGCTGGCGGCGCGAATCGGCCTCCTCAGTCTTCTTATCCCAGTACGACTGGGTGGTCATCTCGGGCTTGAAGTTACAATTTCCTTCATAGGCCCCACGGCAAGACTTCTCGCCGAAGGCGTGCTGGCCCATGGCGGTGAAGCCCGCCTGTGGATCGCCAGCCTGAAGAGAGATGTCTGTGACCTCACGATGGAAGGGGCACATCTTCGGGCGGCGAGCCTCCACGATCATGCCGAGATGGCTCTGGACGGCCTCTAGGACCGGCTCCCAGTCCTCGTGTTCGCAGTCGGCGCATGCCTGGCGCACCGTCTCCGTGAGATCCCCCGCTACCAGCGCTAGACGCACCTCGCGCTCCTGCGCGTTCTGAGACGCATCAAGGAAACGCGCGAAGCGCTTGTTGGCCCTAGCACGAGCCACGGCGAGCGCCTTACGAGAGGCTAGTCGCTTTGAGTCATCATTTGCCGCTAGATGTTCAAAAATTCCAAAGGACATAATTAAAAGAAGATCGCCTCGTCTGGGCCATCATAGGTGTCGGTTGACGCTTCCTTCTGCTGGCCCTCTTCAACCTCGCGTGCCTCTAGCTCACGATCTCGCGCGGTCAGCGCGCGGGCGACAAAGGCCTGACGGAAGTTATGCACGACCTCAGCATCTAGGCCAGCGGTCTTGGATGAGACGTACTCGCTGGCGTACTCGGTTACAAGATCATCATCTTGAAGAACCGGGGTCTCTAGCTCGGAGACAAACTCGTCGGGACCTTCATCCATCAGTTGGTCGAAGTCCTGTGCTTCATTCTCCGAAACCATGTCCTCGACGGTGCGCTCCAGCCAGCTTGTGTCGTTCCCGCCGAGAGAGGCCTGCTCCGCTACCCCGGTAGAAAATGGCGCGGGGGCTTCGAACGCCTGCGCGCCCTCAAGGGCGTCAAGCGCCTCCCCGATCTCGCGCATCTCGTAGTCGGCCTGGACGATCATATTGTCCAAGGTCTCGCCATCGGTGTATGGCGCAGAGGTGACTAGCTGTGCCGCATCCTTCTTGATGGACTTAAGTTCTTCGAGGCGGTCCAGTAGAGACCGGCGAGTTCCGTCAGGAGTCTTAGCTAGACGCTCCTGCAATGTCGGAATCGCGGAGACCTTCTGCGGAGTCTCCTCCTTGAGGTAGCTCACCTTGGAATCCGGGGCGACATCGAACTTTGCGATGCGCCCATTCTCCAAGCGGATGGTGACCTGATCACCCCAGAGGCCGCGCTGCTTGCCCAAGATGGTGCCCTTGAGCCCATTCGGAGTTTGAATGTGCGTGGCATTGGCAAGGGTGACCTTCGCCTCCTTTACCTCTTCCTCGTCGTCCGGAGTCTCTGACTCCTCCTCAGAGTCCTTAGACTGGCCGATGTTGCCCTTGTTTAGGCAAAATCCGCAACCGCAATCAGAGGCATGACCGCCAGCTAGTTTTTCTTCAAGCTCGTCAATGTCATCTGCGGACGCGACTATCTTGCCAGCGAGGTAGGCGTAGGCCTTACCATCATCATCGAATACGTAAGTAGGTGTAGCAGGCATGGGTTTCGTTCATTACAATGTTGCACGAGGAACTTTTCAAGTGAATTAGTAACCTCGTCCTCTTCCTCCACCGCCACCACGTCGGCCACGGGCATTCCAAGACCCGGATCGAGAGGCTGTTAGACGATCAAGATTATTACGAACCTTGTCAAATTGGTTGGTAGCTTCGGCTGCGCTAGACTTCTGTTCCCTGAAGGTATTCGTGCCCTTACGTGAGTGATAGAAGTTGTCCATCTGCTCATTGCGTCCACCAATTTGATATCCGCCCTGAGCACCAACCTGGGGTGATAGCTCACCTAGGTTAGTACGTGTCTCGTTGGCAATGACATTACCAATCAGCGCCTCGGTGACCTCCATGATGCAGTCGGCCATGTCCTTGGTCTGGACGGGGCCGATCTCCTGCTTGTCCACGCGAGGGAAGCGCCCGGCTGTATTGACCTGCTGGAGGTGCTTGAGTTCCTGAGCCGAATATTCCGCATCCCTGGTGTCATTAGGGATATGGACTAGGCCCTGATACAACGCGGTACGAAACACCTCAGCGCGGTTCCAGTTGTACTGGGCGGTGGCTGTCTTCTCATACACCATGATATTGCTCATGTTGTTCTCGCGCAGCCATTTGTTGAGCCACTGAATCGGAGCCTGCGACTGGAACTGGTCGAAGGTGATCTCGTACGGCTCGAACAAGTTAATGTACCTGACAATATCCTTGAGCACGACCTGCCAGTCAACAACGCCCTCGGGGAATCGATCCGGAGTCCAGCGCTGAACGATGTCGATGACCACATGGTCACGCAGACGACCATCGTCCTCTTCAAGTTGTTCGACATGACCCATGGCAAAGCCGAACCCCGCCGTGGTGGACGACGGGTCTAGATGGGCCTTGTACTTGTACATGAACGACGAGTTGTTAAAGTTGTTCTTCAGGCCGATGAAGCCGCCGTCTCGCGTCGGGCGTCCCAGATAGGCGCGGTCTACCATCTCGGGGCGTAGGAAGGCGTCCACGATCTCGGCAAACTCTGCCCGGCGCTCGACCTTGTAGGTGTCGGGATCCTGGCGCTCCTCGTCGCGGGCGATGATGATGGCATCGCGGTCCTCGGGCGAGTGGTAGTACTTATCCGTCTCGGGGACCTTCTCCTCCGGGTCCCAGTCCGGGGAGACGGTAATCGCCTTGCGGAAGCGGCGCTCGGGATCGTCCTGCCAGCCCTCAAAGAGCGCCCACGATGGGAACTGGAAGGTAAACATCAAGGGGGCGAGAGGCTTACCGTCTTTGACTCGTAGACCGTCCTCGTAGCGCTCGTAGAACTTGCCGATCTTGGTGTACGGCGAGGAGTTGCAGTTCTTAGATGCGTATCCATTGCAAATATAATTACCAGTTGTCGTGGTGAGCGCGACTACCTCTCCGTAACCACCGTCTTCGATAGAGGCAATTTTATCCTCTGTACGCCAGCGACCCGTAAGCGCCTTATCTTGGAGTTTATGAAGCTGAGCAGGTCGAGTCCAATTTGCGAAATCAATTAATGTCTGTTTACCCCCCAGAATATGATACGCGCCACCCTCTCCTAACTTACCATTGATAGGATGATATACCCACTGAAACCCTAGTCGATCTAACGTTTTTTCAATTCTTCCACATACAAGGGGGTTTACGGAACGTGACTGGCAAATAGTAAGTTGTTTGGCTCGCGCAGCATAACCTTCCCCGTCAAACATTCCGCCTAACCAGGCGGCATCCCTAATCAGATCATGGCTTAGCTCAGGAGTTGGATCTACGACATGAGCAAGCTTGCGTCCGACCTTTGGCGGCGCATACCACTCTCCCCCGTGGGTTTCCTTGTTACCTCCGCTAGATAAGGTTAACCATCTATGATCAGGAGTACAGCGAAACACTCGACCGGACTCCATGGTGATTTTCACCATCGCAGACTCTCTGCGTATTACGTTTAAAACTTCCGAGTCGCAAAGCTCGCGGTGAACCTTACCCTCTGGTTTATGCCATCCAATTACGCGATCTCCGACTTGCACATCTCCAATCGGCTTAAATGAAAGATCCGCCATCCACATTGGAGCCTCCGGTGGGTTACAAAAGACCATGGCGTCCTTACCGAACTGCGCGAGCGACGGCATCGCGGCCTCGTACACCGATGAGGCGGTCTGAGCAGACTCGCCCTCCTGCTGCATGTGCGCCATCTCGTCAAAGCAGATGGCGATGGTGGCCGAACCACGGAGGGTGGAAGCGTTGGCGGCGAGGGCCTGTCCGCGAAGCTTCGAGATATCGCGGCCCATGCGACCGGCAGCGCGCTTGTGACGCCCCATCATCTGCTTGTCGGCCTCGGTGGCGACCGAGAACTCAAGCTCCTGGATCTTCGTGATGCTGTCTTCCATATTGCGACAACGAGCAATCGTGGAAGAAAAGTCGGCGTACTGGTACTTCTTGGCCTGATCCTGCGAAGACGCTAGGCAGGTGAAATAGATTTCCTTGTCCGGGTCGATGCCGTAATACGTTCCAGGGTCCTGCAACTGGAGCGTGTCATACATCTTCTTGGCTAGGGCCATCCCGGTGACGAAGCCCTTGGATGATCGTCGCCCTCCGACCAGCACTATTTCGCGGAAATGGGAGTAGCCCATGTCGCGGAGGGTTTGGACGCGCTCCCGGATCAGCGGCGAGATCAGGATCTCTTTGCCGCTACGGCCACCCTTAATCCAGTAGTTGAGGATGTCTTCCTCCTTGCCCGTCAACTCCTCCAAGAACATCAACTTAAGGAGGAGCTTCTGACGGGGATAAAGGCGCTTGCCGCAGAAATCGGTGCTCTCGCAGAATTCCTCTATCCCTACCCGCTTACTTGCCAGTCCCTTTTGGATTTCATCAAAGAAGTCCACGGAACATCATCTCTTGTCGCCGTCCTTGCGCTTATTGACGCCTTCCTTCTCGCCGAGCCATTCCTCATTGCGCTCAACGGCCTTTCGAACCTCATACATTTTCTTCTCATGGTCAAAGCCATGTTTGTGAATGGAGTCGCCAGTGATCTTTCCGATAATCTCTAGCGTTGGAGGCTCGCCGTAATAGCAAGGAGTGGGGTCAAGCGTAGCGAGGATCCCAATCTCCATAAGGCGGGTCAGCACCTCGTCGCGGAGATGTTCCAAATTGTCCGGAGTGTTCTTTTTCCCCGCGTAGCGGAGTCGAACCTGTTCCACCACTTTGAAGATTTGCGTGACCTCGGTATCGGTAAGGTCGCCCGCTGCATGAGCAAACTCCTTGCCAATATCCATACGGTCGTCGCGTAAAGCTTTACGATTCATAGTCATATATTAACACGAGGGCAAGTGTTAAACACAAAGTGCCCGCCAAATAGCGGGCACAATGCGAGATAGGGTCACCTCCTACAACTATGAGACTAACAACAAGCTACAGACGTGGAGCTACGTCTGTGATTACCACACCCGCAGATGTAGAGGCGTTTGCCGCTACACGGACCGTTGCCAGCACCGTCTTGCCTGCCGCTGGCACCGGAATGACAGGCGTTGCCGCTGCCGTTCCTGCCACGTTCGTTACCGCGCCCGATGCGTTGTCAACCACGACAAGATCGATGCGCGGGTTCGTCGCATCGGGAGCCGATGCCAACGCTGCATTGTTAACCGCAGCTACCGTGACTACCTGACCGTCGTTTCGCAGAAGCGAACCGGCAGTGGTAGAAATCGTGGTAGTTGTTCCGTTTGAAACCACTGCGCCTGAAGCAACTGCTACAGGAACAGAGCCCAAAATTGCTAGGGCCCCAATCGTCGTGTGCTTCGATACGTCGCGGCGCGTTACCGCGTCATCGAGATCGATAACACTTGACGACTTATTGGTGACCGTCTTAGTACCAATGCGTACTCCGCGACGGTTCAACCCGCGTACTTCAACTAGTTCTGCCATAATCTGTTTACCCTCCTCGGGTTTCTCGGTGCGCCAGCCGCAGTGGTACGCACCTTGGATTCACCCCTTACTACAGGGAAACAAAGAAGAAGTTA